TATTCTTCATAACGCTCTCACAGAAAGAAGACATGGAATAACCATGAATGAAACTATGGGACAATCTTGGCATAGAATCTTCGCGGATAGTGGTGGATTACAGTTAGCGAGAACTCCGAAGAAAAATACTCCGGAAGTAAGAGACACTATCTATAGACATCAAGCTACTCATTCTGATGTCGCGATGATCTTTGATGAGATTCCGATTGAGTATGATCTATCAATGGTAGGCGGTAATTCAATGAAAGCGACTCTTCATGGAAGAAGATTCATTCGTGATGATGTAACGAAGACAGCAGAAGCTACAAGAGACAATGTGAAGAGACAGATAGAAGTCTTTAAAGAAATGGGATCAACAACTAAAGTAATGTTGATTTCTCAAGGACAAGATGTAGATTCATGGAGAAAATATATTGAAGTGATCTGTGCTGGTTTAGATGATGAAGAAATCGAACAAATGTGTACAGGAATATCACTCGGTTCACAATGTAACGGTAATCATTTCGCTCATAGAATGGAGATGATATATGCTTCAAAAGAGTATCAAGTACCAGATTCATTGAGAAAGAACATACATTTACTAGGCGTAGGCAATCCGAATGCTCTCATGCCGTTCATAGTGTCTCCTAGGTACTTTGATTTCATAGAGAACTTATCTTACGATTCTAGTTCACATGCATCATCATGGTTCTTTTCAAGATACAGAGACAAGAATTACAAACAGATAACACTAGAAGCTCCGTTTAGAACTCAAAAGATGTTACAAGATATTGTACAGAATGATTTGGGACCTGTGATTCAAGATATACTTGATGATCATAGAGAAGAATTCTTAGAGTATGGTGTCACATCAGTAGAACAAATTATTAATGAATCAACTAAGTGGTCGATTCACAACACAGAAAAAGATCGTAAATTTGTCAGACCTGGTGGAGAAGACGCTTATCGACTATTAGTGTGGTATTGGGTTACAAACACAGTACAACATTTCATGGACGAGATTCATAGAAGACAACATAATGTTGTTGACACTACAGGTTTATCAAGTATTACAACTTATGATGAATTTATTACAAACTGGCTCCCTAGACAAAGGGCACCTTCAAAAGTACCAGAATACTGGCCAACACAATTAGATATATGAAAATTAAAATAGAAATAGAATTAGATACTCACACAGACTTGGATGAAAAAGATTCATTGTTAGAGATACTAGCTGAAATAACAGATAGAATAAACGGTACTGGTGACTATGATGAAGACTAAAGACGGAAAAATATATTACGAGTGGTCAGACTACTCAAAAGATATGAGAGCTGTTGATTGGATTAATTGTGATCATGTTATAGGTATCTATCGAGGTAGTTTGGGAATGGCGACTCATGTATCGAACTTAAAAGATATACCAATGTCTATTGTAGGATTTCAAACGAGAGACGGTTCAGATAAAGACCCGTACTGGATTCACAACGCGACAGAGGTAGAGAAGTTAGAACCATATTCAGAAGGTCAGACAATACTTATTGTTGACGATATATACGACACAGGACACACAATGAAAAAAGTCATAGACTTTGTAAAGAAATCACGAACTAAACCTTCAACAATGCCGAATATAATCGGTTATTGTTTATTCGGTAAAGGGGATAGTGAAGTAATCTATTCTCAAGAACATGACGGCTCCTGGATAGTATTTCCTTGGGAGTATCATGAATCCGTTTGAATTTGTAAATTCGATAACTTACTCTAAAGAAGACATGATGAACGATGTCAATGAGAAAGAGTACGCTCCGTTTCTTGTTAATCGTTCACTATCATATCATCAAGATTGTGTCTTATATGTCAATGAAATGAATAAGCGATTTGATGTATCTCATAAGTTACAATATCATTATTTACTAAATACTATAAGAAAACGAAAAAGGTTTGCTAAATGGAGTAAACCAGAATTGGCTGACGATCTGAAAGTCGTTATGGATTACTATAAGGTATCCCGAGAAAAGGCTGAAGAATATTGTAAAATATTGAAACAAAAAGATATCGGGGTTCTAAAGATAAGAATGAACAAAGGTGGCGTGAAATGAGTTATGACATAGAAAATATGTTAGAAATCACATTCGCAGAGAATGATGATTTTCTCAAAATCAGAGAAACATTGACAAGGATTGGAGTAGCTTCTAGAAAAGATAGAACACTATATCAATCATGTCATATTCTACATAAAAGAAGTAAGTACTATCTAGTACACTTTAAAGAACTGTTTGCTTTAGATGGAAAAGATTCATCTATAACAGAAAACGATTTAGCTAGACGAAACGCGATAGCTAGATTACTTGAAGAGTGGAAACTCTTAAAAATACTTAAACCTGAACAATCATCAACACCACTAGCACCAATGAGTCAGATTAAAGTCTTACCACACAAAGAAAAATCTGATTGGGCTCTAGTTGCCAAGTACAATATTGGTGTAGCTAAATAGTATCTGATGAAGAATCTAAAAAAGTTCAATTCATTCTTAGACGAAGCTAAAGGTGATAAAAAATATAAATTATTAATAATTTCAGATGATTCTGGAAAAAGCTTTGTATTTCAAACTGCTCGTAGACTTCAAGAAGAAGCTGAAAAACTAGGTTGGAAAAATTATGTTTATAAACTAACAGGTGGTTATATAACTAATGAAGACGGTAGTTTAAGACTTCACAACAAAGATGATGATAAAGGATTTGAAGTATCTGGTAAAGATACAATAGCTGTAATTCGTGGTTCAGTAACTAGAAAAGATAGTTGGTTAGATATAATTTCACTATTAGAAAAACATAGTGTTTGTGTAGTGAATAGTAGAGAGACAATTAGTATTTGTGCTGATAAGTATAGAACATCACTAAGACTTGCTGATTGTGGTATCAAACAACCCGTAACACATTTAATAAATGACCCAGATAATTCTGAACAATCGTTTAAAAATTTAAATACAGAATATCCTATTATACTTAAAACATTAAGAGGTAGTAAAGGTGTTGGTGTTTTATTTGTAGAGTCAGCTAAAGCTTTAGATAGTATAGTTCAACTTATACATAAACAAGATGAAGACGCTGATTTATTATTACAAGAATATATTAAAACCGATTGGGACGCTAGAGTTTTAGTATTAGGTGGTAAAGTTTTAGCTAGTATGAAACGACCTGTAATTGAAGGTGATTTTAGATCAAATGTATCTCAAGGTTCTGTACCAGAAGCATTAGAGTTAACAGAACTAGAAGTAGAAGAATGTTTGAAAGCGGCCAAAGCTGTAAATGGTGTATGGACTGGAGTTGATTTTATACCAAGTAAAAATAGAGAAAAAGAAGCACCATGGATGCTTGAAATTAATTCATCACCTGGTACTGAAGGTATGGAAGAAGCTTCTGGTAAAAATATTAGTAAAGAAATATTAGAGTTCTTTAGTGATCAAAAGAATTGGGTAAAAGTACCTAGTATGTGTGGATATCACGAAATTGTATCTATCAAACCATTCGGTGACATCATAGCTAAATTTGATACTGGTAATTCTGGTAGTTCAGTCATTCATGCTGAAAAGATGAAGGTTAAAGGTAAAAAAGTTACATGGACTTTATCTGGTAAAACTATTACAAGTGATATTCTTAGTCAAAAAACAATAAAAGTTGGTGGTTTAAGAGATTATGATGAAACAAGATTAGTAATAAAACTAGATGTTGATTTTCTAGGTACTAATTACGAAACAGAATTTACTTTAGATGATAGAGGAGATAAAACACCAATATTATTTGATCGAGATTTTATGACTAAAGTTCATGTTATGGTCAATCCTCAAAGAAAATATGTGGTAACTACGCCATATCAAAAAGAAGTAGAATAACCTTTTTTGAAGTAAGTGTACGATATCGGACTGGCGCTATAACTAGTTTATCGAGTGAACTCCACCACTAACTGTATACTGTTAAGTGGAGATGACATCGTTCAGTCCTAGTAGCTATTGTATACTTACTTCAAAAGAAGTAGAATAAACTTCGAAATAGCACACATATTCCTGTTTAGTGTTATAAATATACTTGATAAACCCAAAAGGAGAAACTGTATGAATATGCAAAATATGATAGATTTCGTTAAGGCTAGATTAGCCGAAAGAACATCATGGGACGGAGCAACTATTGTCGGAGTATCGATATTAGTTCTAGTTGGAGCGCCTGTAGTTGAACTACTAGCTTGGCCAGCACTAGTCTATGGACTCTGGA